AACAACGACGCGAATGCCTACCACGTTCCCCACTTGCACGGGCACGGGTCAACTGTGTTCTCATATGTGTACTACCCATCTTCTGGAATCTTAGATGGAAAGCACCTGTCAGATGACCAGAACTTAGATGAGGAGTTCGTCATGGACTTCACTCACGAGCCGAAGCCGGGGTCAATATCGTTCATGGATCCAGCTTACAACGTTAAGAGGCAGATCATACCTAGGAAGATGAGACAGCTTCCATACTACGCACTTCACGCCTCAATAGTTCCAAGAGAGGGCATACTCGTAGTATTTCCAGCCTACTTAGTTCACTGGGTGACACCAACTCACCAAGAGAACTTTGAGAGGTTCAGCTTAGTGGGCGCAGTAAACAAGTATGACTGACTTCTACTTAGGTAACAAGAACTTAAAGAGAAAAGACGTCAAGCTTGAGTTCACACTTGAGCAGGTGCAGGAGTACATAAAGTGCTCAAAGGACATAGACTACTTCTGCCGGACTTACGTTAAGATCGTCAACGTTGACAAGGGCCTGATACAGTTCACTCCATACCCGTATCAAGGGAGGATGTTCGACAAGTTTGAGTCGCACAGGTACACGATCTGCAAGATGCCACGTCAGGTCGGTAAGACGACGGGCGTCGTGGGATACTTACTTCATAAGATCCTATTCAACGAGAACTACAACGTGGCCGTCCTAGCTAACAAGGAGAGGCAAGCTCGCGAGATCTTGGCTCGCGTTCAATTAGCATATGAGTGGCTTCCAAAGTGGCTCCAGCAGGGCATCGTTGAGTGGAACAAGTCTTTCGTTGAGCTTGAGAATGGGTCGAAGGTCTTTGCCTCATCGACCTCATCTAGCGCTATCCGCGGTCAGTCGTACAACCTCATCTACCTCGACGAGTTCGCGTTCGTTCCTCGCAACATACAGGACCAGTTCTTCGCCTCGGTCTTCCCGACCATCTCATCTGGTCAGACGACTAAGCTCATCATCACCTCAACACCAAACGGCATGGACCTCTTCTACAAGCTGTGGGTGGACTCTGAGCAGGGAAGGAACTCGTACGGCAGAGTCGACGTTCACTGGTCAGACGTCCCGGGCCGCGATGAGGCTTGGAAAGACGAGATGATCCGCAACACCTCGATAGACCAGTTCAGGCAAGAATTTGAGTGCGAGTTCTTGGGATCATCTAACACCCTCATCCACCCAGCTGTTCTGTCTAAGCTCGTGTTCTTCAATCCAATAAGAGAGCTGTACGGCGTTAAGGTGTACGAGGAACCGATAAAAGGTCACGTATACGTCATGACCGTCGACGTCGCTGAGGGCTTGGGACTAGACAGCTCAGCTTTCACTATAGTCGATGTATCTCAAGTTCCGTATCAGGTAGTAGCTACTTACAAGAACAATAACATGTCAGAGCTACTCTACCCAACTCTCTTGTCGAATGTAGGTAAGTACTACAACGACGCTTCGATTCTAGTTGAGACGAACCTCGGATCGCAGGTGGTCAATATCCTCCATCAAGACCTAGAGTATGATAACGTGGTAATGACGAAGGTCAGCGGCAGGAGGGGAGTTACTCTTGGAGCCGGCGGCATGCAGTCCCGCTTGGGCTTGAAGACGACTAAGTCTACGAAGAGAATAGGCTGCGCAAACATAAAGTCTCTCATTGAGACTAACAAGATAATGCTGAATGACTACGATATCATAAACCAGCTATCTACTTACGTCGTCGACGGCTCTTCTTATAATGCTGAAGAGGGCCACCACGACGACCTCGTTATGTGCTTGGTTCTCTTCGCTTGGATGGTAAGTCAAGAGTACTTCAAGGAGGTCTCAGACACCGACGTCAGGAAGAGAATTCTAGAGGATAACGAGAGGCAAATGGAGGAGGAGATGACCCCATTTGGCATATTTGACGATGGCATGCCTGAAGAATCAGTGCAGACGGTAACGGACGAAGAGTTCAATTCCATTCTTCTAAACTGATAATTTATAAATAAGACATAAGATACACGATCTTTAGATTGTTTATGATATAAAAGGAGAAAACAATGCCTTTCCAAGTAAGTCCTGGCGTTAATGTCACTGAAATTGACTTAACAACAATCGTTCCCGCAGTATCTACTACTGAAGGCGCGATCGCCGGCGTCTTTAGATGGGGCCCAGTTGAAGAAGTTAAGCTAATTTCTTCTGAAGACCAGCTGGTCCAGTACTACGGACGCCCAACTGCAAATAACTTCGAGACTTGGTTCACTGCGGCCAACTTCCTCGCTTACGGTAATAAGCTCTACGTTTCTAGAGCAGGAGCTGCTAACAGCTACAATGCTGGCGCAGCTGTTACCGACGACTACACACTCGACACGGTCGCTATCAACGTTGGCGGTACATCCGGAAGCTACGTTCCCGGTGACGTCCTAACTGTAGACGGTGGATCATACGACGCAGTGGCTACTATCAACGTAGTAACAACTGAAGTAAGAACTCTCACAGTTACTTCGGGTCAAGCTGGTACTGGATACACCAACGGCGACATCATCACTGTTTCTGGTGGTACTGGAACTTCATCTAACGCTTCTGTTACGACGAACGGTGCAGGCGTACCAACTTCGGTGACCATCATCAACCGCGGTTCTTACACTGTCAACCCAACTCTATCAGCAGCCTCGATCACCGGCGGCACTGGATCTAACCTCAAAGTTGATATCACTACTAGGGCACTCTCCGCAGCTGTCATCAGCGTTGGATCATACACCGACCTCCCATCAGTGACTACTGGTCACATACCAACCGGCGGATCAGGTTCAGGTCTAAGACTCAACTTAACTTTTACTCAGGGTAGCGCGATCACCAGCACTACCATCAAGAACAAAGACGACTACGAGTCAAGAGTAGGTACTTTTGATACCGACGCTCTCTACTTCGCTAAGTACCCAGGATATCGCGGTAACTCACTTAAAGTTGCTGTCTGCGACTCCGCTGTAGCTTACTCAAATACGCTGACTGGAAACTCTGACTCCATTCCAGCTTTTGCTGCTGTAGTCAACAGCAACAACATAGTCGTAACCGTGACGAGCGCTACTTCCAACACCAACGCCAACACTATGGCGGCGAGCATCGCTTCGGCTATCAAGGTCGGTGACTGGCTAGCAGTAGGAAACTCATCTATCGGAACTCAGTACCTCAAGGTATCCACTAAGGGAACTGTGGCATCAAACACAACTTACGCTAACAGCACGGTAAATGGCGCTGGATTTACTCTAACGTTCACTTCACCGTTCTCTCTGGCAGCTAACATCTCCTCGAACTCAGTGTCTAGGAACTGGGAGTACTTCAACTACGTTGATACAGCTCCTGGAACTTCTACTTTCGCTACACAGCGCGGTGGAACTAGCGATGAGCTGCACATCCTAGTCGTTGACGAGGACGGCATCATCAGCGGAACTGCTGGAACGGTCCTTGAGACTTGGAGGAACCTATCTAGGGCTTCCGATGCTAAGAACGAGCAGGGAACTCTGATATACTACAAGGACTTCCTGAATGCTAGCTCTCAGTACGTCTGGTGGGCAAATCACAGGTCTGGCTACAACGTCACGACCGCTGACAGCATCACTGGAATCACGACTGCTCCACTTAACCTATCACTATCCGGTGGTACGGACGGTGTTACTGAGTCCACTCAGACTCTTGCTAACATGGCTACAGCTTACGACAAGTTCAAGAGCACTGAGTCGATCGACATCTCTCTTGTCCTAACTGGTAAGTCACAGTACGGAACGAACAACGAAGGTCTGGCTAACTACCTGATCGACAACATCGCTGAGTACCGCAAGGACTGCGTGGTGTTCGTGTCAGCCCCACGCTCAGCAGTTGTTCTAAATCCGGGCAGTGAGTCATCGAGCATCGTTTCTTTCAGGAACTCGCTCCGCTCTACTTCATACGCGGTTCTGGACTCCGGCTATAAGTACCAGTACGACAAGTACAACGATACTTACCGCTGGGTACCCCTGAACGGCGACGTCGCTGGTACGGTTGTCCGCACCGACGATACTCGCGATCCTTGGTTCTCACCAGCCGGCTTCAACCGCGGTCAGATCAAGAACGTCGTGAAGCTAGCTTTCAACCCAGACAAAGCTAACAGGGACGTTCTCTATAAGAACGGTATCAACCCAGTGGTTAACTTCCCTGGAGACGGTCCGATCCTGTATGGAGATAAGACCCTATTAGCCAAGCCATCAGCTTTCGATCGCATCAACGTTCGCAGGCTATTCATTGTTCTTGAGAAATCAATCTCAACGGCATCTAAGTTCTCCCTATTTGAGTTCAACGATGAGTTCACTAGGGCGACATTTAGGAACCTCGTTGAGCCTTACCTAAGGGACGTTCAGGGACGCCGTGGTATCTACGACTTCAGGGTAGTGTGCAATGAAACGAACAATACTCCTGAGAGAATAGATAGAAATGAGTTCTGGGGAGACATCTACGTCAAGCCAGCTAGATCAATCAACTTCATCCAGCTTAACTTCGTCGCTGTTCGCACCGGCGTAGAGTTCGATGAAGTCGTCGGCAGATTCTAAGAGGGGATGAACAATGACTTTCTCAATTAATGATATCAGATCAGAGCTACAGTTTGGTGGCGCTCGTCCCTCGCTATTCAGGGTACAGATCACCAATCCAATAACTCAGGTCGCAGAGCTCAAGATCCCTTTCCTAACGGTTAGGGCAGAGCTTCCTGCAACAACACTAGGCTCGATCGCAGTTCCGTACTTCGGTCGTAAGGTATACATCGCAGGTGACCGCAACTACCAACCATGGACAGTCACGATCATCAACGACGAGGACTTCCTGATTCGCCACTCAATGGAGAGATGGAGCTACGCCATCAACTCGTTCGAGGGCAACAGGACACAGCTGGTCTCGCCGCTTCAGTACAAGTCTCAAGCTAGCGTAACTCAGTTCGGTAAAGACGGAACTATCCTAAGAGAGTACGTTCTCAAGGGTATCTTCCCAACTGAAGTCTCAAATATCGGCCTCGACTGGAATACTCAAGATCAGATCGAAGAGTTCAACATCACGTTCCTCTACGATAGCTTCGAGGTATTCGGTTCGACTGGCGTTATCGTGAACTAAGATTAAGATATAGGGCTGCTATAAATACAAATATAGCAGCCCTTCTCTTAAGGAAAATATAATATGGCAGTACAGCTCTTCGGCTTTGAGATCAAAAGAAAAGATGAAGAACCACTAGAGTCCTTTGCTCCAGAGATCAAAGACGACGGTGCAGTAATAGTAGCTGCAGGTGGAGCTTACGGAACATACATCGACTTAGACGGTACGGCCAGAACTGAAGCTGAGCTGGTAGCTAAGTACAGAGAGATCTCCCTACAACCAGAACTAGAGATGGCGATCGACGACATCGTCAACGAGGCGATCGACACCGACGCCGACAAAGTAGTGCAGATCAACCTCGACAACATCGAGTACTCCGACCAGATAAAGAACAAGATCACAGAGGAGTTCACCACGATCCTGCAGATGCTCAACTTCCAGAACGAAGCATACGAGACCTTCAAGAGGTGGTACGTAGATGGTAGGATGTACTACCACATCATCATCGACGAGAATAACCCAAGAGCTGGCATTCAAGAGCTTCGCTACTTAGATCCTAGGAAGATCAGGAAAGTTCGCGAAGTAAAGAAGACCCCGAAAGGTCCAATAGTTGTCCAGCAGACGAAGAGGGAGTACTACGTCTACTCTGACAGGAGCTTCGTTACTACACCCGGAAATGCTGGCATCGCGCAGGATAACAGCGCAACTGGCGGTCTGAGGATCTCAGTTGACTCCATCCTACACATTACGTCTGGCCTGATGGACAAGAACAACCAGATGGTCTACTCCTACATACAGAAAGCCATCAAGCCTCTCAACCAGCTCAGGACACTAGAGGACGCGACGGTCATCTACCGCATCTCACGTGCACCAGAGCGCCGCATATTCTACATCGACGTTGGTAACCTACCAAAAGTAAAAGCTGAGCAGTACCTCAGGGACATGATGGTCAAGCACAAGAACCGCTTGGTCTACGACGCCGTCACGGGCGAAGTGCGGGATGATCGCAAGTACATGACGATGCTAGAGGACTACTGGCTTCCGAGAAGGGACGGCAACAAGGGTACTGAGATCACGACGTTGCCTGCTGGTCAGAACCTCGGTGAGATGGCGGACGTGGAGTACTTCCAGAAGAAGCTCTTCCAGTCTCTCAATGTTCCCGTGTCTAGGTTGAACCAAGAGACGGTTGGAATCTTGGGTAGGTCATCTGAGATCTCAAGGGACGAGGTGAAGTTCACTAAGTTCGTTGGTAGGCTACGTCGTAGGTTCTCGCACCTGTTCATGAAAGCTCTCGAGAAGCAGCTGGTGCTGAAGGGAGTTGTATCTGAGGAGGACTGGAAAGTCCTACAGAACCAGATAACATTCGACTTCACGACTGACAACCACTTCGAGGAGTTCAAGAACACCGAGATCATCACCAACAGGATACAGACGCTGAACCAAGTCATGCCGTACATCGGTAGGTACTACTCGGATCTATGGGTCAGGAAGAACATTCTAAAGCAGACTGACCAAGAGATCGCTGAGATGATGGATGAGATGTCAACAGAGAAGATCCCGCTAGCTCCACCAGTTGAGCAGGGAATAGCGCCTCCACCACCTCCGGTAGCTAATAGACCTGATGTACCAGAGAAGCCAACTGGCCCTGCTGTGCCGGGGCAAGGTGACGCTTACTAATTTATAAATATAATTATTAGATTTTTGGAGGAATTATGACTACAGTTACTGATATCTTTAATAGCGCTATCAACAAGGACGCAGTGTCTCTTAAAGCTGCGATCGACGACATCATGACAGCTAAGGCGGCAGAGGCCGTCGACCAGATGTTCCCAGATGTGGCAGCTAGCTTGTTCGGTGCGACTAACGGTGAAGTAGAAGATTCCGAAGATTCAGAAGATCAAGATATCTCAGACACCGAAGAACAGGAACAGCAAGATGAGCATGTATGATAAGCTAAAGAGGACTCTAGCTGAAGTATCGCAACCTCTCTCAAAAGGAGAGAAGAACTTCAAGGCTCTTCACAAGATCGACTACAAGAACGTAGTTCCCGGTGTGACTGATCAAGATCACATCTTCAACGGTAACAAGCGCAGGGAAGACCCTAAGTCAGCTTCATATGAGAACTTCAGGGACGACGATGAGTCAGTAGAGGCCTACGATCAGGACTTAAAGGTCAATGAGACTCCGGACACCGACGTTGACGTTAGCGAGGCAACTCTATCAGCTAAAGCTGCTCGTGCCGGAAAAGATATAGGAAAGCCGGGGAAAGAGTTCCACAAGATCGCAGCAAAAGCTGGAAAGAAGTACGGATCAAAGGCAGCGGGTGAGAGGGTAGCCGGAGCTATACTCGCTAAGATGCGCGCTAAGAAGATGCGCAGAGAAGAAGCTGAACTAGAAGAAGCTCTCGGCACTATCGACAACATGAAGAAGGCAACTAAGTTCGGTGCCTCTAACATCTCTAAGATGGATAGAGAAGAGAAGCAGAGAAAAGCCGCGCGGCCGACTAACTCAGGTAGTCTCCAGCACAGGAGCGCAAAAACATCTCCAGTAAAGACCGGAATGACCAGAGAAGAAGCTGAGCTCGATGAAGCGGCCGGCCGCACTGATACTTACATCGGAACTATTCATAAAGATGATCCGGACTATGACAAGAAGCTCTCAGCTATGAAGAGCAAAGCCGTCGGTGGTCATAGGGTCCGCGGGCGCGCTCCTCTT